GTCTATTATAGAATGGGGTAGTGAAGAATTAGTCATTCCATATGTATCGCCATGGGATGGTCGTTATCATAGATATTTCCCTGATTTCTATATCAAAGTTCGTACTAAAAATGGTAGTGTTAAAAAGTATATCATTGAAGTCAAACCTAAGAATCAATGTACACCACCAGAAAGGAATCCTAAACGAAGAACAGGTGTTTGGTATAACAAAGTCAAGACATGGGGTATAAACAAGGCTAAATGGAAGTCTGCTACTGAATTCTGTCTAGACCACAATATGGAATTCAAGATACTAACCGAAGACCATCTAAATCCTCGTTAACCTTACAGTCCATTTAATCTAGCCAGATTAGCTGTGAAAGTATCGTGTTGAATTTGGGTAAAACCAGAATTATAAGATATTTTTCTAGCATCTACTGTAGATGCATCTGTTACTATGGTTGAATTGCCACCACCAGTATAAGCTGGATTAGTGTAATCTTGAATCATACCTATAGTGCTAGGGCCCATGCCTAGAATATGACCTTCATGTTGTTCTTGATATTCAGCTAATGCCTCAGCTCTTGTACTTCCACTATAAAAACTCATATATTGTCTTACATATTTTTCTTTACGATTTTCATGTATAGCTTGTAAATTTTCTTCTCTATTTGCTTTTCTTTTTGCTAATCTCTCTATTGCCATTTTTTTACCTTTCATTCTTGTATTATACATAAAGTCAGGTTCAAAAGTTCCTTGTTCATCATAACCTTCTTCACTCATTCTTGCCACACCACTTTCCATTTGAGCAGTTTTTTTATCATAGTCTTCTGCATCATATGTTCTTTGGTCTTTTCTAACTAAACCCAAGGTATCTAATGCACTAAAAAGTCCATTAACTAATGACTTAAACATAGGTATTACATAATCAGTTATTATACCATAAAGTGTTCGTACAGCAAAATCCATCATTTCTAAACCATTTCCAATAGATTCAGCAATATTTGGTTTCATCTTTTGCCATGTTTCACTAGATAAGAATTTATATAGACCACCTATTAATAAAATAGCACCAATCGTTTTTAAAGCAAATCCTATTCCACCAAAGAATTTTTTTAATCCACCTAAGAATTTTTTACCTAAATTTGTAAATCCTGTACCTATGCTAGCTACTAATCCACCTATTTTTTTACCAAATGTACCACCTAGTGTTATAATACTAAGATTAAAACTTTTTTTAAATCCTGCAAAACCATTTTCTCCAAACAACCTTTTTGAAAATTGAAATCTAAAACTTTTTGCATCTTCTAGTTCTTTAGCTTTATCTTCTTCTTCTTTTTTCTTTGCTTCAGATTCTTCAGTTTTCAGTTCTTCTTCTATTTCTAATTGCCTAGTTTGTAATTCTGTTCGTTTTACTTGTTCTTTGTTATTTATTACTCCTTGTTTATCTAATTTATCTAACCTTAGTATTTCTTCTTCGTTTGCTTTATCTTCTTTCTCTAATTCCTCTCTCTCTAGTCTTTTCTTTTCTTCTTCAATTTTTTTTTGTTCTTGCTTTTCTATATTTGCCTCTTCCAAAGCTTTAGTTTGAATACTAACTAAATTTGCCATTTGTCCATATAAAGTATCATCTTTTGATATATCTTTTCCTTTATCACCTAATTTAGGGTCTTTAACTACACCTGTGCCAGATGGCGTTTTTGCAAAGATTTCTCTTTCTTGCGCCATTTCTCTTGCAGAAGTAGCAATAGAAGTAAACACTTCTGCTTGATTTTCTTTGAATGCTTTATATAAATTAGGCTTACCCTGTTCTGCTAACTGTTTGTTAGTTTCATTTAATTGTAAGGTTATCTGTTGTAAACCTTTTTTTATGCCTTCATTATCGAATGTAGTTTCTACTGCCATTATTTTTTACTCGTTCCTGCATATAATCCAAACCATGCTGCGCCTGCACCAACTACAATACTAACTAAACCAGATTGTTCCATTGTTGGATTAGGTAGTTCCATGTACCATATGACTACTTTGTATAATAAAAAGATATATGTTGATATGAATACTCTAGGAAATATTCTCCATGCATCCACAGCTCTTGCCATGTCTATCCATGATTGATATTCATTTTTACTAGAATCAACAACATTAGTATCTACCTCTAGTTCTATGTTTACTTTTTTAGTTTCATTTGTTGGCATATTTTGCATTTTCCTTTTCTATTCTTTCGTTTTCTTTTTTAATGTGTTCAGCTAATAAACCTAGGTATATTTCTCTTTCCCATGGTATCATATTCTCTAACTCTATTAATGAGTATTTATGATGTTGCATAAGAGAAAAATTACTTTTATAGTAATTTTCTAGGCTCTCATGAGAGAGCCCTATACTAAAAAATTATCTAACCCCTCCATTAAAACTTTACTTTCTATCTTAGTATTAGGATTTACTACAGTTACATAATGTCTTAGTCTAGGCATACTGTCAAAAAATTCATTAACTTGATTAAATTGGTCTGGGCTCATACTTTCAAAAAAATCATTCAAATCTTTTTCAGACATATCTGGCCCATTGTAAATTTTTTCTCCGTCATGTAATTCTTTTACACACTTATTAATAATATTAAACATTTCTAGAGTAGATGTATTTTTTAATATTTTAACATCTTCTAAAATAGGATATTGCATAACTAATTTAATATCATCATTAATTTGTATAATATTTGTATGTTGTTCATCCATTTGTATTTCAACATCATCTAAATCTACTTCTGTTTGTACTTGTGTTTTATTATCATCTGGGCAAGTTATATTTACATTAATTTTTGACCCAACTGATTTTGCTCTTACTTTTAAAAACAAATATTCAATATCAAACATTGGTAATGATTTAATTGGTAACTTGTTAAAAGTACAACCATCTATGATAGTTTTTAGTGTATCATATAATTCATCTTGATTTTTACCTTCTTCAGCTAAAATCAATAATTTTTGTTCTTTTACTAAGAACGGTCTAAATTTTATCTGTTCACCTGATGACGGTAGTGTCAAACTGTGAACAGGTGTTTCTAATTTTGGTAAAGCCATAATTATTCATCCTCTAATTTATTATATAATTTATTATCTATAAGTTTCTTAAAACTTTAGGTATCCTTGAAAGTAAATTTCTTTCTATTGCGTTGCCTATCAAACCAAGTGTTGATTCTATTTTTTTAGGTATGGTGCTTCCACCCTCTAAAATTTCCCAATATCTATAAGAAAAAATAATCTCCATTGTTGCCAATTGATTTTTTTGGTCTCCACTTAATTGTAAATCTCCTATTGTTTTAGGAAATGCTTCTTGAAGTCTTATACCATACTTCCTTTCATTTTTTTCGTTTAGTAAATACATATCAACTTGACCAACATAGTCATTATAATAGTTTACACTAAAGTCTGCTTCTGAAACTGCGCTTCCTTGCCATGCTTCAAAGAATCTTCTATCTTGACCATTTGAATTTAACATAGTAAATTGTGCTTGTATATCAGCATAAGTAGGGGTACCAGTTACAAAACTTCTTGATGGGCCCATTAAACTATTGTCTTCATATTGAGTTACTGTTCTGCCTGGCATATTAACAGTATTACATTTTAATGATATATTTCTATTTGTACCATCTTTAGAAAATTCACCTAATGCAAGAGCTGATGCTGCATGCATACCCTCAGGTCTAGTAAGACTTTTGGGTGGTTGTATTACCACTTCAAAACGAGCTGACCTAGCATAAGAATCTTCTTCATGAAGAATACTTAAAAATTCTCTTAGCACTCCCTGTGAAGAACCTCTTAGTGTTTTAGTTGCCATTATATCATTCCTCTTGATTTTGCAAATATATGACTGTCAGATTGTTTTTTAAATCTCTGTACAGGTAATAGTGTTGCCACCATAAATTCATCTGCTTCTACTTTTCTAAACTTAGTTCTAACATTACTTGCTAAATATCTTTTTAAACAAGGTTTGATTAAGTCTATCCTTTTTAAATTACTATAATTTACATTTAAATTAGTAGATTTATCAAACTTATCATTATTACTATAATCCACTAGTCTATCTAATAATCTAATTCTTATAGGCATAGACAGATAGTGCATATTGATTCCTAAAAACCCATTACTATATTCTTCAATAGGTAATACTAAAGGAAATGTATCATAGTATGGTAATTTCTCTTTTAGTTTAGGGTCATATACAAACATATTTAGTAGACCAAAGGTGGGTGTTGAAGTTCTTTTACCATCACGAATCAAATCAGCAGACTTCGGTGTTCCAAATTCCTTGATTTTATCACGAAACCATTGGGTTGATTTAGGTCTACCACCTGCTGCCTTTAAGACACTTTGGATATATTTACTTCTTGCCATATATGTATTTATAAGGATTGTATAGAATTATACAAGAAAAGTGCCCCTATAGAATAGAGGCACTCGATAGATTACTCAGCTAGTTTTTCAAAATATGCTAATGTATCATCTTCCTCAACTACAGGTGTTTCCACTTTTGTAGCCACAGGTTTTGTATCAACTTTAGGTTTTGCAACAGGTGCATCATCTAAATCATCAGCAACATTACCAACTTTTACAGTGCCAGAAAGGACTGCATCTAGTCTGGTCTTTAACTCATCATAAGATTTAAAGTTTGATGATGCAGTATACTCTGCAAGAGAGTGTTGTGCTTTCCAAACTTTATCTGCTTCACCATCATCCTCAAAAAGTTTTGATGTGTCTTCAAACTCTGATTTATCATAGTTCCAATAACCATCTACTTTTCTGATTTTTAATTTGAAGTTAGCACCTTCCCAAAAATCAAATGGGTTGATTGCCTTTTCATCTTCAAACTCTGGTGACATTGCTGCAGTTACCTTATCAAAGATTTTCTTTCCATAACGGAACAAGAATACTTTACCTTCGTTCTCTGGGTGTTTCGTATCACTTACTATGTAAATGTTCGAGAAGTATTGTAATTTTCTTTTCTGTTTACGAGCTATCTCTTTGTCAGATTCTAAACCTGTGTTCCATAATCTAGTGTTATGTTCAGATACAGGGTCTTTCTGATTGAGTGTTGTTAGAGAGTTTTCAATATACCATTGACCTGTTGGGCCTTGAAAAGCGTGATTCCACACTTTTGCCCATGGTAGGTCTTCGCCTTGAACGGCTGGTAAAAAACGAA